ACACAAGTACAGGAAAGGAGAGAATGAGACTAATTATGTATCTAGGGTATTAGCACAGATGAATGCTTTTGCTAAAGTTAATGAGATACATATTTGGCTTGTGGCTCATCCTAGAAAGATGGAAAACGATCTTAATGGAAAAGTGCAAGTGCCAACATTATATTCCATAGCTGGTTCTGCAAATTTTTTCAACAAGGCGGACAATGGTATAACTATACATAGACATAAAAGTGATGACCATGACTATGTTGGGGTTCATGTGCAAAAGGTTCGTTTTCAATATAAGAATGGTAAACCAAACAAAGCTAAATTAAGCTACGATATAAGGAGTGGTAGATATGGAGAATACTTTGAAGAAGTTAAAGAAAATCTATTTGGATAAGGTATATGCAATGCCTGAAGATGCAGGAACAAATATGGACTATGGAATCCGTAAGATGGCTCAAAGAAATCAAGAAGAGTTCGATGAGGTGTGGATTAAGCATAGAGAAGGAAAAGCTACATTCAAAGAATGGGAAACGGCTTTAGATAAATGGTTAAACTCGGAGTTAGTATGAATTGTTTATATTGCCTATCAAAGCTAATTTGGACTAGTGATTTCGATTATGAAGATTGTAATTTACAAGGGCAAGGCGTTGTCACTATGTATCATTGTCCCTCTTATAGTTGCGATACAGAAATAGAAGTACATCATACAATTACAAAAAAAGAAGAGGACTAAAATGAAAGTTAAAAGATATATTGTAACACCTGACAAACATTTTCCGTTAGCTGATATGAAAGCTATAAGTGTTGTTTGTCAAGCAATTGAAATTATAAAACCAGATGGTTATATTGATCTGGGTGACACAGGGGAATGGGCAAGTGTTTCAAGGTTTCAATATAAGAATAAAAAACAACCACCACTTGAAATCCAATTGCCTATTATATGTAAAGAAGTAGAAGAAGTAAATAAAGGCATGGATATTATTGATGAATCTTTAAACAGGGCTAAAGTAAAAGATAGACATTTTGTTCAGGGTAACCATGAAGAATGGTTGAATAATTTTGTAGAAGAACATCCTTATTTAGCTAAAGATTTTCTTGTACCTAATGCACTTAAACTAAAAAAGAGAGGTTACAAATTTCACAAACTTGGTAAAATGCTCAAAATCGGAAAACTCAACTTTTATCATGGACATCATTATGCTAGTGTTCATCATGCTCGTAATCATCTCATACGTCTTGGGGGCAATGTTATGTATGGACATCATCACGACATACAACAATCTAGCGTCACTCATATAGATGGAGTTAAATCAGCTTGGTCTATTGGTTGCTTAAAAGATATGGGTTCTGAGGCAAATGGATGGTTAGGGAACAAGCAACATAATTGGCAACACGCTTTTGCTATTGTAGATTTTTACCACTCAGGGTTTTTTACTGTTCATGTGGTTCAAATTGTAAATGGCAGGACTTCTTTATGGGGACAAGTCATTAAAGGATAGCACTTGAATCTTATAATAAGGATAGTTAATTTCAAATAAGAAATGAGGTACATATGTTTACACAAGGTCGATTTAAAGTAGAGTTTCCAGAGTCAATGTCTCAAGCAGACATACTTAAAATACAAGAGCAAGTGATACGTTTATTGGAACGTAATCAATGCAAGGTAATTAGAAAAGATGAATCGTGAAGTCTACTGGGGTACAATTTGTTGGGATGGTTATGACGAACATACCGAAGGAGAATATACCATCACAAGGTATAGTCTTGCTGATCTACTGGAAGGAATAGAATATTATATGGAATATTTTAAAGAAAGGTATCCTTATGTAGAATCTGCCTCTAGAGACATAGATAATATAGAAACAGACATTACCATCATTGCACAAGAATTTATTAAAAACAAAACAGAGGAAATAAATGGAAAATAATACGTTTAAACTAAACTCAGAAGATCGACATAATATTGAGTTAATGTACGATGAGCCAAAAATAGGTACAAACACTTATGGTGCATACTACCTTTATGGAGTAAAGAAAAACAAGCAAGATATGAGTTTCTTTGCTACAGCCAATTTGCATGAGAAGTTGTCTGATTGGGGTAAGGGATCAAAGCTAACTATTGTTAGAGATGAGTATGCCCCTAATAAGTTTGGTTATAATCTAGAAGTAGTAAGCGGTAATCGTAAAGGTAAAGTAAACCCTGCACCTCAAGCTAGTTCTAATGATTCTATAGATAACAGGACTCACGATATTCATAAGCAAGTATGCCTAAAGTTAGCAGTAGATTTGTTAGGTGAAGTTAAAGGTATAATAACAGATGCTCAGTTAATTATGGTTGATGCTAATATGAACCATCTACTTAATGTACTGGAAAATACAAGTAGTCAAAAAGTAGATGCTGAGAGTGTTGTAGTTGATAGTAATAGTGAAGAAGATTTTCCCTTCTAAATGAAAAAAGCCTTATCTAAAAAACTCGATACTGTTTGGTCTAAAAAAGTCCGTGAATATGGGATGTGCGAAGTCTGCCATAAGACCTCAAGACTTAATGCCCATCATTTTTATTCACGAGCAATTAGAGCAGTTCGCTGGGATATAGATAATGGTTTTTGTCTCTGTGTTGGATGCCATGTGTTCTCCTCCTCTTTCTCTGCTCATAAAACCCCTGCTGAATTTGTAGAATGGGCAATTGAAAAGCGTGGCATCCAATGGTACGAAGATTTAAAAGAACGTAAGAATTGTATGACTAAATTTTCAGATTTTGATGTAGATGGGTTATTGGAAATTATTAAAAAAAAAGTTATTTGACTTAACTTTTAAAAAAGGAAAACTATGAAAAAAGATATTAAAAGGTTAAAAGACTTAAGACAAAAGATTTCAAATATTTGGAGACATACAGAGATGGAGTTAGACGATTTGTCTAGGGCTGGTTTAAAGAAACAATTATTTGCTGTAAGTAGAGATATAAATGATTTAGTTGTAGAGTTAAGTACAGAAATTGAAACATCCAAGGGTTATACTTGTTCTCATTGTGAATCAGATGAAGTGTCTGTTTGTGAGCCTTGCTTGGATGATATGGAAGAAAAGATATAATGCCTTATAATGTGATATACTATTCTTGTCTGACCATCGCACAAAGCGTAGGAAAGAATATTCGCAATCAGTTGAGCCTTAATTGGCTAACTGCGAAAAGAGTGGTAAATGAAACTATTTCTGGGTTGGCGTTTGGAAGTAATATAAGGCATTTGAAAATTAAAATAACAAGGAGTTAATATGATGAGTTACTATCTATGGGAAGTCTTACAAACACAAGCGTTTGATGTTATATTACAAACACTTTATATTGTAGGAATATGGACATTTATTACACTAAGGTTAAATAGAATAGAAGAGAAGTTATCGTGATTATGTTTGATATTGCAGGATGGGTGGCAAATATCCTCATCCTTGGGCTTGGTATATTTTTTTGGGTTATCTCTTTAGGTATACTTGCCTATGTACTAACAGGGTTAATAGATAAAGTTTTGGAGTATAGATATGACAGTTAAAAACTTTATTAAGTGGGCAGGAACAATGCAGTTTCAAGAAAACAAGATTATGCTTGAAAAAGGTAAAGAGTATACTGTTTCTAATAATGATAAGTTTAAAAACTTTAAAAGTATTGGAGAAAGAATAAACCTTAATGCTGAAACTGTTGCTCTTGTATATTTATTAAAGCACATGGATTCTATTCGTAATTATGTATTGCATGGCAGAGAATCAAGCGATGAAGATATTATGGGTAGAATACATGATGCAAGAAACTATTTATTATTATTAGGTGGCATAATTGAAGAAAGACGGAACAAGAAAGTATGATTCTATTCAATGGGTTATTGATGCCCTTGATAATGAAATAGTAGAAAAGAAATCAAGAGAGAATCATAAAACGGATGAGATTAGGGCAGATGAGAATTTGTGGTGGTGTCCTAAATGTAAGAAGAAATGGAACTGGTACGAAGGCGAAGTATGGAGTTCCTCAGATGTTAAACTATGGGATGCTAAAGTATGTCCAAATTGCGATTCCCCTGCTTAATTAAAGATGGTAAGATGACTCTTCAGAATAAAGAAGAGTTTAATAACACGATTGCCAAGTTAAGTGGGGATTATTATATAGAGTTGAAAGAAACAGGGGTTCGTTCCTCTCAACAAAATAACTATTATTGGAAGATCGTTAATATACTTGCCGATGATCTAGGTTATACTGAACAGGAAATGCACTCAACACTAAAGAATCACTTCGAGGTAGAGAGTACAAAGACACTCACAACAAAAGAATTTGCCAAGTTAATAGAACAGATTATAAGATGGTCTGCTATTGACTTAGGAATTGTTATACCTGATCCTAAAACTCTTCAATAAACGATAGGCTAGTATTCCAAACTCTATTAGCAACCTGAGTAAATGATGGTTCGTTATTTAACCTACACCATAAAAAACTATCTGTATCTGTTGCACTAGCAATCGAACTATCGTATTGTAGTAAATTAGGTATCATGCCTCCATGGGTTTTGCTTAATAAATTAGTCGATATATTATTCCCAGTAATCAAATTAGTTTTATTGTAACTGTTTTCTATATATACATCAGTATCTGCTAAATAACTAAAACTCATATCTAAAGAAGTTCTTCCTGTTTTTCTAACTGTATCTGGAGATGTTAGACTTGTATGCAAGTTTAAAGGATCAATAAACCAATCTGCACCAGACAAATACTGAGCATTAGCATATGTTTGTCCACCCACAGATGTCTGCCTAGAAACGCCATCAAAAGTCACTTTCTTCTTAATAGCTAAATCTGGAGATTGTGGCAGTAAAATAGACTCTCCTAGTAGTATCGCACCTATTTTTATATCTGATGTGAAACTACTCCCCGAAGGTTCTAATCTTATACGCCAGTATTGATTGTCATTGTCACCACTCCTATCGGTAAAAGTTACTAAACTCCACCCATTTCTTGCAGGAGTATGGTAACCACTACCATAAGTAGCATTAATAACTTCTGTTTGATTACCTACATCAAAAGTATTTGTAAAATTATTATCGGATTGCTCTATTTGAAACTTAACTCCAGCTTGTTTAAAATTATGACCTAAAATAGCTACAAAAGTATTATCTACAATAGAATCTGTGGATATTCCTGTATTAATTGTAATATATCCTGTGCCAGTTGATGTGTTAGCCGTAATAGTTTGGAGGTTGCTGGGCTTCATATCAAATAGCCCCATTTTATCTGATCCAGAAGCCAAACTTAATCCAGCAACAGAAATATTTGAAGAGTTGATTTTACCCAATGTTAATAACCAATTTATATTATCTGTATATATTTTTGGTGTCCCTATTCTTTGATAGCTCATTATTTTTCCTTATACTTGCCTTGCTGTTATGTTCACTTTGCCTAATGTTTTTGAAGTGTTAATAATCATAAAATTTAAATTACTCCAGCTACCTGAATTGTAGCCAAAAGGAGTTTTAGGATACATATTATCATTGTCAAATACAATAATTGATCCAACTTCTAGTGTAAATAAATCTGGATTTACGATAGAAAAAGAAATATTTAATTTTAAATCTCCAATTAAATTTTTATAATAATCAATAAAAGAATCATTTGGTGCATCATCTGATTCTATATCGCCACTATCAACTAAAAAATCTAATTTATATGTTTTTATATTTTCTAAAGTTGGGATATTATATTTTGTTCTAACAGAAGTGTTAGTCTCAGTTTCTTGACTTCTGTGTTCATTATTGGCAGGATGTTTTTCAAAATCAACAACCATTTTAGTAATTAAATCTGAAAAGTTTGTATGACTTAATTTAACATTAGAAATATCATTTTTAGTAATTGTAATTTGATTAGAATATGAATCTTTTATGTGAATATATTGTGGTTTTGTAGAATCTCCTTGTTTATATCTAAAGATAAAAGCTCCTTCAAATTGCATTTTTTGCAATACTTGTTTTAATTCTATTTCTTCATTAAACCAAGCCCTTATATCCCAACTACTTCTGTTTGACTCCAAACTAGACCAACCATCTATATTTGATGCTGGATTTGTAGCTACATCTAACCCTGTAAATCTGTTTAATAAATCTAAATGGGCATTGTTTATTGAAGTAATAGCGTTATTAGCAATGCCTGTAATACCATGAGTTAGTCCATCGCTTGCAATAAATAATTCTTGAGCAGGCTCTTTTAAATGCCTACTTGCTAAAATCCTACAATCATATAAACTTAAAGTACCAGCAATACGTTTATTAATATTTTGACATCTCCAAGCTACTACAAATTGAATGTTTTTACACGAACTAGGGAAAGTTAAACTTACTTCATTTGCTGATATACTTTCTTGTATACTTGTAAGTGAAAAGTTAGAAGTTTGTGTGCCGATAGCAAATGCCATAAAAGCATCACTCCCACTTGAGGTAACATGGGCATGCGTAATATTAACAGCATATTTAAATGTAAATATGTTATAATCATCTGTTGATTGTATTAAGTCTTTATCATAATGAGTAATTGCTGTAGTATTAAGTTGACCTCTTAAAACAGTTAAAACTAACCCATTACTACTAATAGCCGTTATAATCATTTTTTCTTCATATAACTTTAGAAGAGCATTGACAAATAATGGTGTTTCTAAATTACCATTTGAAGTAACATCTTCAGTAACTGTTATTGAAGTTGTGCTAGAGTTTATTGATCCATCTAATGCAAGAGTTGAATTAGCAGTGTTTGTAACTGCTCGGAATGTTTCCTCTTCTTCTGGAGTATTTATTTTTAAACTATATGTTTGCTGGACTGTTTGATTTGCATGAATAAAATCCATTGCAAAGGTTGCCCTGCTATTTAAGTCTGCATCGTAAATATTGCTTAAATTTGCAACATCAATACTTGTAGGTTCGTGACCAGTAGCACCAACACCAGTAAAATGGATAGGATTACTTGGTGATTGAGCTTGAAGAAAATGACTATCAGGTCTAACTCCAAAGATATGGTGAGCATTTGCTTCTGCTTGAGCGTGATTAGCATTATCCGTTGAGACAGTTGTAGCATTAGGTTTTACAAGGGGAATAAAAATATCAAATTGTTGATTATAAATGGCTAGTTCAGCTTCACTAGAAGCTACTTTTGTATTAGGATAGATAGCCAAACCATTATGGGTTTTATTATAAAGTACTGGTCTGTAAGCGTAAGAAGAAAGATCGGTAACAAATTGTGGGGAGGTTTGAGTACTCGCAGAATTTCTTGTGTAATTACCATAAGCTATAGGAACAGGAAGATTTCTATCAGTTGTCCTAGTTATAGGAATACTGATAAAATCCCATGGACGATGAGATGTCATGGATATAGATATTTTATTACCATTGGTAGACATTCCAGTAACTCTAAATGATCCTATTTGAGTAGGTGTTTGTTTGTTTATCATTGAATATACAATGCACTCTCTATTTGTATATGAATTAGTTCCCCCAAATAATTCTTGACTTATAGGATTACCTTTATATAAAAAATCTGGAATATCTATTGAAATTCCACTTGTATTAGAAGAGCTTGTGACTAAATTTATAGACTCTTTAATACTGGGTTTATTTAATATAGTACCATAATAAAAATTAGAAGAATATGTTATATCTTGGAAAGATAAATATAAAAATCCACTATTATTATTTGATAATCTAAATAACCAATTTTCTTGAATACCACTCATTATATTTTTAAACTCGCTCTATCTTCATTTAATGCTAATTGTATAGCTGGAATAATGCGATCTACAACTGTATCATCTACCAATGGGGCAGATATGTTTACAGTAACTCCAGTATTACCACTTTGATTCATCTGATTTAATGTTTCTGCACCTATAGATTCTACAGCATTTCTTGACATTACAAATTCGCCTCTCTCTGCTTCAATCATTGTTCCACCCTGAGAGTGCCTATTACCACCAACTAAACCACCTTGTTCGTATACAGGAGGCTGTTGGGACATTACTACACCTGCCTGTAAAGCACCTAAAGCTGTAATAATCCCCATCATTACTGGATTTGCAAGGTGCTTACTCATTGATGTAGCTGTATTCATTGCAATATCAGCTAAACTAGACATCTGCTTCATATGGAATAAGCGTTTTTCTTCTTCAGCAAAAGTTTTATTTACTTCTTTTTCCATTGTTTTTCTTTTTTCAGAAGATGCTCTTTCATACTCATCAGAGTCTTTTAATGCTTTTATAGCATTATCTTTTCTTTGATTGACATTATCTTCGTGAAATCCTAATAAATTTTGAGCTTGATTCTTTATTAGATTCGCCATATCTAATCCATTTTGGATTCTTTCATCTTTTTCTTTTTGCAATCTTTCCACTGTTTCTTCCGACTCTTGATCCCTAATTCTTTTTATTTCTTCTGCTACAAATTGTTCAATAGCAATTCTTTCCTCTCCTGACTCATTAAAAAGTTGTTTAGATTCTTCTGCCCAAGATTCTAGTTGTAAGATTTCAAGTGCAAAAGGATCGCCTGAGATAGTAGCCACAACTTCTTTTTGACTGTTTCTTAATTCTTGTAACTTTTCTTCTTGTTGAGCTAATTCTTCAAGTGCTTTTGCTTCTCCTGCAATCGCTTTTGTTTGAGCTTTTTGGCTTGCTTCCAATTTGGCATTTACTACAGCTTGTTCTTCTGCTTTTTTTCTAAAAGCATCATTAACGGCAATACGTTTTTTTTCTACTTCTGCTAATGCTTTTTGTATAGCCGTTTCTTCTTCTTTCAGTTTAATAGCCTTGAATTGCTTATCAAATTGCCTAGTTCTTACATCATTTAGGTCTTTATCTAGCTTTAAAATTTCTTCTGTAAGTGCTACCTCATTATTATTATGTATACTCATTTTAGCAAGGGCTGTTCTTGCTGTTTTTAGTTTAGCCATAATAATGACTTCTTCTTCTAGTAAAGCAGTATTTTTAGTAATAATTTTTCTTGAATCTGCATATGTATTTAAATAAATTGTAACGCTTTTAGCTAAAGAAGTAAATGTTTTAGCTAAAAATCCAATTTTTGGCTGTAAAGCGTTTCCAGTAGCTGTTGCAAGGTTTGAAGTTGCCGTTGAAAGCCTATCATATGAATCTTGTATAGTTAATACCTCAGCTCCTAATGTCTTAACTTTTGCCCTAGCAGACTCCATGGTTGCCTCAAGAAATGCTTGTTTTTTCTGGGCATCTGTTAATTTATCTACTGTAGTATCTAGTTGTTTAGCATATTTTTCATATGCTTCATCAGATTTAACAATAATACCAATATTATCTAGCATAAGCCTTGATTGTCTACCTATACCAGTAATTAAAGACTCTACAGAACTTGCTGTATCCCTACCTAATGCTCGACCTAATCTTTGAGCAATATCAAACATTTCAGCCATTTCATCTGAATTTTTAGTAACACCTAAAATCATAGCATTGTTCGCTTGTTGAAATAAATCAAATTCAGACATTGTTCCATTTGTAGCGTGTTTTAATTTATTCAAACCTCCACTTAAAATTTCAGTACCACCAGACAATGTGTTAAAAGCCCTAGACATAGAATCAACTTTGGCACTAGCTCCACCAAATCTACCTAATTGCCTAATACCTAAGCCCATTGCAAAGTTAAATAGTAGCATTTTTGATCTTAATACAGCAAATGTTCCACCTAAAATACGAGTTCTTTGTCCAAGTTTCTTTTTTGATTTACTTAACTTTTCATTAGTTTCTTTAACTTTTTTACCTTCGGCAACTAGTTTAGCTTGTCCTTTAACTAAAGATTTAGTTGCATTATCCAGCCCTTTAATTGCTTTTTCTAGTTTATCTGCATCAACTGCTTTAAAGCTAATTTCTACTGTATTTTTATCTGCCATTTTTCATTGCCTTTGCTTTCTGTCTCTCTAATAAATTATTTAATAAAAAACTCTTTTCAACCCACTTTTTAGGCTGTTCTCCATAAGAGCCTTTATATGCAGGAACATTAAAGTTCCTTACATACATAAATCTTGATATATCTTGTTGTGCTTTTTGATCCATAATTACGTTACTACAAGCAAAAAAGGGTAATTGTGCCATTACCGAACTTGCGATATTGAAACTACTACCCTTTTTATTCTCTTCTTTTGTTTCTGCTATTATTAAGTCAATAACTTCCCATACATCATCTTTTGATGTAAAGGTTCTTGTTTCATATTTTCCCTCGATGAAGACAGGAATTTGAGCCTTATAGGGGTATGTGTGATACATACATCCCTCACATTGTTTCTCAATTAGGAAGTTACTTTCTAATGTAAGGGATTCTACTCCCCCAAGCGTTGAAACTCTTGAACGGCTAAAGACAACTCATTCTTTTCATTATCGCTAAGTGCTTTGATAAAATCATCATCAGCACCCTTTACACCTTTGCGAATCCAAGCTGTTCTTGCTTTTGCTAAGTTAGTAATAGCCACAATTTCATTACCTTCATATCTCATTTGAGGTAAATCATTACAGAAATCAATATCATCTACTGACATCTCTTTAAGTTCTGCTTCTACTCCAGATTTTAATTTCATTATGATGTTGTCTGGTCAAAGGTTATAACACTAGCAGAGCCATCACTTGTCCCCATCATAGAGACATCGAGCATCATAATATCCCCTTCATTGAGAGCAACTTCTGTTAAAGCTCCATTAGGAATTGCAATACCACAATCCCCATTATTTGCTCCATTAGGCAAAACAAATAAATTCCCATCAGTTATAGCTGTTTGATTATTAAAGTTATGATATAAACTTTTTGTAACCGAATCGTACTTTACGCTTGCACTTGCATTAACAATTATTTCTGCACCTCTACCAAAGGAATGATACCCAGCAGAGTTAAAGCCAGCATAAACGGCTGGACTTTCTATAGATACACTAAATGATGATAAAACTGGAGTAACTGCTCCAACTTTTATTCCAGAAGAAGTAGCATTTAATAATGATATTAAACCAGTTCCAAAAACAGTACCAGCAGGAGATGTTACATTATTTGTAATTGGCTGTTGTCCACTAGAAATAGTTGCTTCAAACTTATATAAACCCCCATCACTTCCTGCTTCAGCACTCACAGTAAAGTTAGTACATAAACAACCAACCATTACTGTATTAAAACCATCAGTTTGATCGGAAGGTTCTAGTACCAAAGTAAATGTTTTGTTTGCATCTGCTTGTCCATATTTACCAGATACTCCAGTTGCTGTGCCACTTAAATCAACATTTACAATACTTCCAGTTAAATCTTGCCCTACTACACTTTGCATAAGCATTGTTGTTCCAGCATCTGCATGAAAAGTCCCTGATAAAGATACCTCTACTGCTTTCATTTTGTTGTCTTGAAAGAAATCAGCGTCATTTAATACTCTGCCACTTCTAGTTCTAACTGCTGTTACTTGATTAGGACTTAGACTTGGAAAAGATACAGAGTCTACATCTAGTTGAAACATACTTCCTGTTATTACTGGGGCAGTTACAACTGGAGGGCTACTATATACCTGACCAGTAGTTGTCTCTTCAATTACCCATGCTTTAAAATCTTTTGGTGAAAAAACTCCGTTAGCCATTATTTATCTCCTTTTTTTGGATTGGTTTGTTCTTCTATTTTGCCATTTAATTGTTTTGGTAATACCTCTAAATCAACACTTTTACCTTGATTTAACATTACCCATTTGGCGTGAGGTAAGTTGCAATAGTTATTGTTTGATGACAACTTTTCTCCTTTTTTTAGTTTTACTTTCATATCTCTCCCTTGTTACTTTAAGATATATTACCTAAATACGATCCTCTCCACTCCCATCTAACTACAACTAAGCCATCAATCGCCTGTTCAGCTTCCTCTTTCTGGTTAATTCGTGTAGATGTTAATTGAGCATCAAAGAATGTATTGCTATGATTGTTAAAAAATAATGCTTCTATGTGTGATACTTGTCTAAGAATATGTTCCCAAGTATCCTTCTTTACTGTTTTTTCCTTAAAAGTATATGATACATCTAAGATATATTCTCGTAGTTCTGCTGTAGTCATTCTTTCAATTAAATCTGATCCTACTGGGTTAAGCCTAATAGATTGGCTACCCATATCTTTAAAATCTCCTGTATAGACTGGAATACTTCCTGCAAACTCTGCATTTAAGAAAGTACGAATTGTGTCTAA